AGATTTTAAACCTATATATTCCGAAAACTGGCCCGAACTGGCGGTAACTGGTCACGATTTACCGCGATTGGAAACGAACGTTACGAACGGTTCAAAATCGTTTGAAATTGAAATTGGGGATTTTGCAAAACAGGTACTTGGCGTGGACCTTATGCCTTGGCAGTTACGCATTTTGCGCGGTTTAACAAGCCAGGACGACAACGGCGATTACTTGCACCGTGTTGGGCTTGTGTCTGTTGCGCGGCAGAACGGTAAAACGGTTGCTATTGCGGCGTTGGTGGGTTGGTGGCTTACTACGCAGGGAAAGGCACGGGGTAAACCTCAAACGGTTATTACTGTTGCCCACAAACTGGATTTGGCTACCGCGTTGTATACATATTTGGCACCAATTTTAGAAGCCAAGTTTGGGGCGTCGGTTAGTTGGTCCTACGGGCGCATGGTGCTAACAATGCCTGATAATTCGGTTTGGTTCCCCAGGGCTGCAACCCCCGCCGCAGGCCACGGCTACAGCGTTGACCTAATTATTGCTGATGAGGTTTGGGATATTAGCGAAGCCGCCATAGACGAAGGTTTACTGCCGTCGCAACGTGCCCGTAAAAACCCTTTGTTTGTAATGATGTCAACCGCAGGCACCCAGGATAGTAAAGCCATGCTGCGTTGGCGTGAACAAGGATTACGGGCCATAGATAGCGGCGAACAAACCAAACTTTACTTTGCCGAATACAGCCCCCCGCCAAATAGTGATTTGATGACACCTACCGCATGGGCATACGCAAACCCCGCTTTAGGCCATACCCTAGAAATGGACGTAATCCAAGCCGAAAGCGAAGCCCCAAACCGCAACGCCTTTTTACGTGCGTCGGTTAACACATGGACGGCAACCCAACACGGCTGGCTAGAACCTGGCGTATTTGAAGCCCTAAAAAGTGATGACCCAATACCCCCAGGCGGCATACTGGCAATAGAAGTAGATAACGAAGGCGCTTTATATGTCGGCGTACGTGCCGTACAAGTAGGGCTAAAAACGGCGGTAACTGTTGCGTTTGTTGCAGGCACTTTAGCCGAAACTTGGCGCCTAGTTGAAAACGAAATAACGGCAGGCCCAACCGTACGTTTAGCAATAACGCCAGGCTTAGAAATCCATTTGCCGCCAAATATGGAACGACGAAAAACCATTGTTGGCTACCGCGAATTATTGAAATGGACTGCGCCAGTTAAAAACATGATTACAGAAAACCGTATATACCACCACGGCGAAAATCAGTTAATAGAACACGTAGAACGGGCTGTACTTATCAAACACCAAGGCAGCGTAGCCCTATCGTCTACGCGTAGCCCTGGACCAATTACGTTGGCGCGTTGCATGGTTTGGGCAGCCGCTTTAGCGTCCAGGCCACAACTAGTTGGCAAACCGCTAGTAGTTAATCTTTCACGCTAATATTCTGTTGGCACTGTCTACGACGGCTTACCTTTTCGTCGGGAAAAGAATAGACCGCTTCACCGTGGGCAGTGCCACCAAACTTTTAACAGATATGGCAGACTAAACGCATGGCGTTATTTAACAAGGTAAACAAGGCCGCTATCGGTACTACCGTTAAAGCGGCGGCTACAGGTTCAAACCTTGGCGCGTCACAACTTGATAACTTTTACGCGTTTACACAAGGCAATAACCGCCAACGCGCTATGGCTGTACCCGCCATTACACGCGCGCGCGATTTGTTGGCGTCAGTTATTGGCTGTACGCCGATTTCAATGTATAACGAAATGTGGAACCCTGTAACCCGCGAACTTGAACAAATTCAAATTGCCCCGCGTGCCTGGACGCGTCAATTAGACCCGTCGCTACCAAACAGCACAACGCTCGCTTGGTTATTTGACGATTTATTTTTTACGCAAAGGGCTTTTTTATACATTACAGAACGTAGCAGCGACGGCTACCCAAAAAGTTTTCAACGTATGCCTAGCGCCATGGTTTTAACACAAGACCAAGCAGGCCCTGTTTTCTTTGCGCCGTCTAAACAAATAACGTTTAGCGGTTTGCCGATTGACCATCGCGACGTTGTGCAATTTATTAGCCCTATTCAAGGTTTGCTATTTACTAGCCCTAACGCTATTTTGACGTCGCTTAAACTTGAACAGGCCCGCCTACGTAATAGTTCAAGCCTTTTGCCTACGGGAGTATTGCGCCAAGTTGCGGGCGAGCCGCTTTCAGAAACCGAATTACAGCAATTAGGCCAGTCGTTTGAAGCGGCGCGTTTAAATAATTCTGTAGCAGTTTTAAACGAATACGTAACTTACACAGAAACAAATAGCGACGCTAGTAAACAAATGTTGGTAGCCGCGTCGGAATATCAAGCGTTAGAAATTGCGCGTTTGGCAAATTGCCCGCCGTATTTATTGGGCGTTGCTACAGGTTCGTACAGTTATCAAAACTCAACACAAGCCCGCCAAGATTTGTATATGTTCGGAGCCAAATTGTTTATGGACTGTATTGCTGAAACATTGTCAATGGGTAACGTTTTGCCGCGCGGTACTTACTGCAAATTTGATATTGACGATTACCTAAGCGAAACTTATTTATCAGAATATGACACACCCGCAGAAGTAGAAGAAGTAGGAGTTATGCCAAATGCTTAAATTAACCCAACAAGAATTAACGTTAGACGCCGCAGGCCCTAACGGTATGCCACGCCGAACGCTGGCGGGGTTGGCGCTGCCATATAACGTTGAGGCTGTAGTTAATGACGGTTCTAAAGTTATGTTTATGCCAGGCAGCCTAAATAGCGGCGGCAAAATGCCAAAACTTTATTTAGGACACGACAGCACCCAGGCCGTAGGACTTGTAACCGCGATGGTAGATACCCCAGGCGGCATGATGTACGAAGCCCGCATATCCGAAACCACGTTAGGCAACGAAGCGCTGGTATTAGCAGCCGACGGCGTACTAGACGCCGTATCGGTAGGCGTTAACCCAACCCGTTTTAGTTACGACGAAAAAGGCACAATGATTATTGAAATGGCAGACTGGCAAGAACTTTCGCTAGTGCCGTTTGGCGCTTTTGCTGGCGCGTCAGTAGACCGCGTAGCCGCGTCGCAGGGTATCCCACAAGAAGCCGAAGAAATAGATAATATTGAAACCGAAACACCTAACGAGGAGTTAGACACCATGACACAGCCAACAGAAACCCCACAAGTTATTGAAGCCGCAAGCGTAGCCCCAATCGTTTACGCGCAGCCACGTACTTTCAAATTGCCAAGCGCTGGCGAATTTATTGCAGCATCTTTGCAAGGTGGCACCGTACTTGCAGAAATGAACGCACGCGTACAAGCCGCAGCACCAAACATTACAACTTCTGATACCCCTGGTATCCTGCCCGAAATTATTACGGGCAGCGTGTACGACTCGCTAAACCCAATTCGCCCGTTCGTGTCGGCTATTGGAGCATTGGCTATGCCAGGTAGTGGCGCAACATTTCGCCGCCCAGTCATCACAGTACGCCCAGTCGTAACACAGCAACCAACAGGCCAACTGAATCAACTTGACCCGTCAACTGTCACCGTTGCAAATAACAACGTAAACAAATTGACGTTTGGTACTTTTGTAACAATGTCCGAACAAGATTTGGACTGGACAGACCCAGCAAGTATCAACATTGTTCTAAATCAGTTGGCTATTGCCTACGGACAAGCAACAAACAACTACGCCGTAGATACTTGCCATGCAGCAATTACACAAACCAGCGCAGTTGCCGACACAACAGACCCAGCCGATTGGATTGCCGCTATTTACGAAGGCGCCCGCCAAATTTCAAACACAAGCAACTACCTACCTACACACATGGTTGTAACACCTGGTACGTGGGCTGCATTGGGTTCGTTGGTTGACAGCACAGGCCGCCCAGTATTCCCACAAATTGGGGCTATGAACGCACCAGGCCAGTTGTCGGCTGCAAATTGGAACGGCAACCCGCTTGGCCTTGTGTTGGTAGTTGACAAAAATACGCCAGGTTCATTTATGGGCCACGCTGCAGGACCTGCCGCAGGCTTTGAATTTTACGAACAGCAAAAAGGCGCAATTTCTGTAGACGTACCTAGCACCTTGGGCCGCACTATTGCGTACCGTGGTTATGCAGCGTCGTTTATGGCAGACGCTACAAAATTCGTTAAGTTCGTCTAACCGAAAGGCGGCTTAACCGCCATGACGCAGGTATACCAAGTAGCGAATAAAACGCTACTAGACAACTACGCAGTTTTAGAAACGCTTACACCTAACGAAGTGTATGTAGGCGCGTCTATTGTTGTTGCAGGCGTTGACGCAACATTTAACGGCACCGTCACAGTTTTAGCGGTACCCGAATTTTTGTTTATTGGCGTTGACGAATACGGCGATTTACTTTATAACGAACAAGTACCTGTACCTTTTCAAATTTTGTATGCAAAGACAGCGGCAGACGTTACACGTACAGCGGCAACAGGAACCGTAACGCTAGGTACTGTAGTTTGCACTTGGATTACCGCAGGGCAAATAGAAGATTGGCTTGGTATCGGTACAGCGTCGGCTTTAGACACAACTTTTTTAACACAATGCGCGGCTGCCAGTAACGCATTTTGTTTTCAAAGGCGTTTAGAAAGCGGCTATATAGACCAAAAAGCCACAAGCCCTAGCGACGCTGTAACGCTTGGAACTATTGCCTACGGCGGATTTCTTTATAGACAGCGCGGCGCGGTAACAGACTTTGCCAGTTTTGACGGCCTGCCTGCAGGTAACAGCGTTGGCCTGTCGCCAATGATTAAACAACTACTAGGCATACCCCGCCCCCAGGTTGCATAATGCCCGTAGCGTTTACAGACCTGTTTAACGAAGCGCTAGACGACCTAGCAGCGTCGCTAACGACCATTACAGGCCTACAGGTAGTAACAGACCCCCGTAACCTTGTACCGCCCTGCGCCTTTATAGACGCCCCTACGTTTACCGTGTATAGCAATAACGTTGTAGAAATGACTTTTCCAATACGAATAATTACCTTGGGGCCTGGCAACTTAGACGCGCAACGGTCACTACTAAACTTGGCTAGCAAGGTAGTTACCAAAAAAATTGGCGTAACCGACGGGCGCCCAACCATTGCAGTAATTGGCGGCAGCGAACTACCTGCCTACGATTTGACCATAACCTTACAAACCCAGGCAACCGCCTAGAATAGGTACAACATGAAATACGAAATAGTTAGCCCCCGTATTGGTTGCCCTGGCGACGAATACAAATTAAGCGAAGGCGTAAACGTTGACGCGTTAATAGCAGGCGGTTTTATTATTCAATCCCCCACCAAGGCGCCTAAAGGTGCTAAAACTAAGACAGACACAAACGAGGAGTAAAGCCCATGGCTACTAGCACTTATCTTTCATCACCAAACGTTACGGTTAACGCAGTTTCGCTGCAGGACCAATGCCAAGGTTTGACTTTCACGCGCACTATTGAAGCGCTGGAAAGTACCGCGTTTGGTTCAGGTTCACGCGTTTACGTGGCAGGCCTTGAAAACTCAACTTTGACCCTTGACCTGTACCTATCGTTTGCAGCGACAGAAACATACGCAACGCTTAAAGCGCTTGTAGGAACGGCTACTACGGTTTCGTGGTCGCCAAGTGCAACAAGCCCAGGCACCGCAACTAATCCAACTATGACCCTTACAGGCGCATACCTGGAAGCCTTGCCGTACGAATTGGCGTTAGGCGCGTTGGGCACAATTAGCGTTACCTTTACGGGCGGAGTTTATAGCGTTCTTGAAGTTTAATTAAACGCCTGCAAAGGCCCGACACAAAAGGCAGACAATGAAACTTACGTTAAAAGTTGAAACTACAGAAACTACTTACGAGGTTGTAACAAACCTTTTTGTTATTGTTATGTGGGAAAGAAAATACAAACGCAAAGCG